TATCTTCAGGCGAAGCCAATGGCTTGGGGACATACAAGGTACAATATCCGGGGGCACTCGTGGTGAGTTGAACGTCCCCCGCTGCGCCCGTGACCGTACCCGACGTGCCAACAATGGTGAATCCTCCACCATCCCACTGATACTGATTCTGACTTGTGTAGCCTCCACCCGTAAGGGCTGCCGCTATGCCACAGTCATTAGACGTGCGCCCTATGAAGGTGTAGTTGGTGGATGATGAACTACCAAGGAAGCCCTCCGAGGGGCTTGTCAGGCCATTGAAAGTATTGGAGTTGTACTGCACCCTTATGCCTTCGGGCACACTACTTGGGTCAAAGTAAATGATTGTACAACCCGTGCTTACTCCTGCGTTGAAGGTCAGGTCGTACATACCCGCTGCGCCTGATGCGTTGATGGCGGACCCGCAAGGGAAGATGCAGTCAGGACATGAGGTAGAAAATCCCAATACACCGCCTATCTGCTCCCGTGCGGTCGTTCCATCAGAATACCAACCGTCGGCAGCAGGAGAGGTCATGGCCGCATCAGTATACACTGCCGTGGCTGACGCAAATGATGGGCCGTCTATGTAGTAGTTTCCTAATGTCGCCATGGTCTATTTATAATGTGCAGTCGCAACTATCAAGTGTCAAGCTAATATCGGGGTTTGGAGGTGTGATTTCCTTAGCGCAGAATGTAAATGTTCCCCCGTCTCCAATCTCTTGAGATTGAGCAATATTATCGCAATCTACATACGAAATAGTGTAAGCGGTGGTCTCACTATTGTTAGTTGCGGTGTACTCCTGACATACATCGTCGCAGCTTGTCTCAGTCTCCACACTGTTCAGCGTGTCAGTCGTTGTCTCAGACACCCTGTACTTGACCTCATACCTGCAGTTTGTATCACTCGTTAGAGACACAAACTCTCCGCCTGAGAGAAGGCCGTCTCCGTCTATGTACTGATTGCTCGTGACCCCATCAAGACGACACTGAGTCACAAGCCATACATCACCACAGTCGCAGCCCAACCTCTCTGCCGTGACCACACCGGGCAAGAATGTTATCTCCTTTACACAGGCCGTTGCACTACCTCCTACACCCAAGGTGATGGTCTGCGGCTCAGTCATTGAACAAGTATAGAAGGTTACATTTTTGGAACTTAGCCCTGTGTTTGTAAACCTGTACATCAAGCACACATCGTTGCAGTCCGTTACATCAGAGCGGACAATGTTTATCGTGTCGGTGGATGCATCATCTGTTGGAGCTATAACCTGCCCAACACACCCTGATGTCAACTGAACGAAGTCACCAACTCCGACACCACCTAACTCAGGGACTACTTGAGTAATCGCAGTGGCAGAAGAATCGTGCTGACACTCCTCGACCAACAAGTTGTTTCTACCCTCGCACGAGCAGCACACATCACCTATGCTCACTGTGGAGTAGCATAACTCCACGGAAGATGAGTTCCTGTAGTCGTAAATCAAGTACAGGTATTCGTCGTTTGAACTCGGCATGGCAAACGATGCCTCGTATGTGTTAGGACCACCCGTAATTGGAGTTGCCCCCGTGGACGCAGCCAACAAAGCGGCTATGTCAGTGGGGTTGTTTGTATACAACGTACCGCTCCTCAAGTAACGGAACTCATCCTCAGATGAGTCGAACACAAAGTCATCGGCAGGAGGAATCTTATTGGAGATAATCGATACGGTGGCACCGTCAGCAGGAACGAATCCTGACCCCTGTGGGCCTGTAATCACATCGTACTGCGACACAAGTGGACTCGTTGTACCCGACTGCAGCGTGACCGCTGAAGAGTGCAACGGAGAAACAAACGAGCCATCCACCCACCTGTACTCGTTGTGGATGAACTGACCGCTATCTGTGTTATTGGACAGGCAGACCTGAACAATGGTTATCTCCTGAGCAGCGGGACAGTTTACAGTGATGTACGCCTGAACAGAGTCTATGTCCGTGGCGGTCACAACGATGTCTACAACCTGCTCTGTGAGAACATTTTTGTTCACCACCAATGGCACCAACATATTGGTCGATGAGACTGTCACACCATTGAAGGTGGCATCTATTCGAGCATCAGCAGAGGCTGACCAATTGATTTCCACATCTCCAATCAGATCCACGTTGACACAAAACTCCGTTCCGGGGAAGCCATTCCCCAACGCATAGACAGTCCTTGTGATTCCACATTCAATGCATGGGGTGTCGTCAGGCAATAGGTTGTCGTTTGATGTGAGGACGTACTCATTAGAGTATGGGTCAAACCCACCAAGCTTTTGCGTATCGAGTTTATCGATAAACAAGTCCCTAAACCAAGAACGCATACCCAACTCAGAGATGACGGTAAGCTTTTCACTTGACCCTGCAGCACCCTTGAGTTGTATGACGGCACCTCTCTTGCCGTCGGTGAAGTATTTATCGTACCCCCAACGAACATAGCTTTCAGGGTTTCTGCTGATTCCATAATCCTCGGTCCTTGCCACCTGAGTACCCAACACTTCGGGTACGGAGGAAACGACACTCTCTCCCGTAGAGTCTGTCAGCAAGTTCTTACCCGCCAACACATAGGATATTTTGTCCTCCTGAAGAACGAGAATATCTGTAGCCCGTGAGTCAAGCTTGAACACAGGCCCGTAGCTATCCTCCAATGATTTGAAGTTAAGGAGGCCGAGATTGAACTCGTTTAGCTTGTTGACATTGCTCTCATCGTTGTAGACACCGCTATACGTAAGGTCAGCAAACCGCCTCATCTCCTTGTAGTCCTGAGCAGATGTGGTGGTCACCCTATTGCCTAACGTCAACTCCTTGCCGTCGATGGCATCTCTGATTTGGTAACTCTCCACACCATTGCCAAAGGCATAGCAGTTGAAGAATGCAGTGTCGATGATGGCCGCCTGAGACCCGGTTTGGTTTTGGACATTACCCTCGTGCGTACCCGACACGGGGTCGATAGCATACGACACGGGAGACTCGTACCAAATGTCAGGAGCAGAGTCTTGCGCCTCCGTCTCAAAGACAACAAGAGACGTACTCCTCATCACCTCAATCTGCACCTTGAGCCTGACCTTTTTATTTTTCGTGTTTGCAGTACCCTCGGAACTCTTCACGCCAAAATACGTCCTGCCCCCAAACGTGTTGAATCTTGTGTAGATGTTACAACAGTCACAAGGCTCTGCGGATAGGTTGCCGTTTACAATATTGTACTGTGGGCCATTGGTCCCGGTTCTTGATGACTGAGCCTCTAACGCATCAGCAATGTTGTCACCATCAAACCAAGCCTTGAAATTGGTGTATTCCTTAGATGCGGTAAAGTTTGCATCCACAAACAATGAACGCCTTGGTGTTGAACCCCTGCCTCGCCTTTCATTGTCAATCAATATCCTAATACGAGAACCCGCAGGGATTGTGTAGTCAATGTAACCTGTCCCCGCAGGGTCTTTGGTATCTACGGGATAGTAGATTTCCATACACCCCTTACCGCTCTCACTAAATGTTCCATAGTCTACAACGGGCAGGTCAGACAAAGAGGTTGCAAAATCGTTCGCACGTATCTTCATGTACGTACCCGTGGGCACCACCAAATCATTACCATCCGAATCTGTTGGGGCGGGGTCAAGAAAGTCCCTTTGCTGCGCCTTCTTCTCCAAGACGGTGGCGTTCACGCACCTATTCAATGGTCCGGCAGAGTCAGTCTTTACCGTGAGGATGTCTCCCTCTTCTACCTTCCGTGCATTCTGCCCCTCAAGCATAAAGTAGTCCGCACCCGATGTCGGGTCTCTGAAGAAGAAACTGCTATAGACGGTAAAAAACTTTTCCTTGTCTGACTTTATGCAAAGCTTGTACCTCGTTGCCCAAAATGGGGCGAGTTGCTGCGTTGGTATCTCTACCCTGATGTTGTTCTTGCTGCTCGACAACGAACACGGAACGTGCACCGTATTGTTCTCACTGACCAAAGCGGTGGTCGCTCTATTAAAATCATCCATGTAGATGATGCCCACCTCATAGCTTCGGTTGCTATGCAAACTCGAGGGGTTACCAATCGATTGGTACGTGCCCTCAGCAACTGTTATTTGATAGTACTCGTACGCGTTCTGTGTAATGGCCACCCCCGTTGGGTCATCCACATAACGGATGGCGGGAAGCTGAAGCCCTATCAGCGTAGATGACGGAGTGGATATTATGGTGATGGGTTCGCTCGGACCATTTATGCCACTCTCGTATTTCTGAAGTCCTGACAAAGTGCTTGTGGCCGAACAATTGAACTCGTCTGTAAGGGTTACACCCGTACAGGCTGCAGACACAGTCTGAATGTTGGACAGGGTACCCACCTTCTCCTGAAAGTCCGCGCTCGTCGCGAGGTCGTACGGACTTGCGAAGTCCTTTGGCAGGACGTACTGAAAGTTTATCTCGGTATCAAGAGTCTGCTGAGTGGGCGTTGTGTCACCACTAAACCCAAAGTGTTCAAACCTTAGCACGATGTCAATGATTGACTCTGCCTTGAGGTCTATGTCATCAAAGTCAAGCTGCAGAATAGCGTTGTTAGAGGTGAACGCGCCATCCCAAGCATAGTTGCCATTGGCAGTAGTGTCGGGCAAATTCTCAACGCCTATCTCCTCTGACTGAAGAGTAAGTGTATACTCAAGCCGCGTTGGGAATCCACTCAAAGAGACTATGTCGTACTGCTCCAAATAGTTTCCGTAAACCAATCGGTTGCCCATCATGGTCTGCGCCTTGGCGAGTCTTGGCACGTTGTCATACAACCTGAGTATCTCGCTCTCAGGAAGTACGGTGTAAATCTTACTATTGCTGAACGTGTAGGTGTAGTTCGTGTTGTCCACGAGGCCCAACTCCTCCTTGTTCAACTTCTCAATGACCCGTATAGAGCCTGTCTGCATATCCTTCCATAGAAGGTCTACAGTCTTGACAAGCGGCCCACCTGAGTTGTACGTGATGACTGCGGTGTTGGCCAAGTTGAGCATCCCCTCATTCAACCCTGTCCCAAAGTCGTAGTCAAAAATACCGGGGATAAAAGCAGGGCTTGAAAACTGAGAGGTAGCAGAATACATATCCCCGTCGTACTTGTACCGATATCCAAAAGAAGTGAATCGGTCCTGCAGGAAGTTGTTCTGCGAAGACGTGATAGTAGCAACTGACGTGGGCGATGTGACGGGTGGCTTCTTAATCACGAGGATGTCCTCCGGGCTGAACCCATCAAAGCCTGTAGTGGGGTCGGGGTTGCCGTAGCTTTTATCGACATCGATAAACCTTGGTGGGTTGATGTCATCCGTCCAAAACAGATACTTCCCATCAACAAGGTCCACCCCTGTGATGAGGTGTTCCTGATTGAAGTTCAGCGTGGTCTTGGTGCCCGTGCCGTCATCAACACTGATGAGGTGGTAGGTAAGAATCTGCCCCTTGGTGTTGTACGACAATACAAGGTCAAGTGCAATCGAAGCGGTGTAGTCGGGCCAATTGATGAACCAATAGATTGTTTCGTTGGCACCATCTGCGTACGCGCCTATGCACTTAGCGTTTCCACTAACGGTCTCACCATTGTACTCAATGTTAGGGCTGACCTTCAGGTTCCCCTTTGTGTTTTCTACAACACCTACCTCGGACTCTTCAGTTGAGCCAACACGTATGTTCAGAGCGTTTAGGTACTCCCCGTTTGGAACGAGCCTTTCGTCAAGGCTCTTGTTCATTCGCCCTAAGACAAAATTTCTTGACGTGTTCGCCATATTACTTTATCCATTTACCCTGACCCCTCATGTTCATCAGAAGCCTTGATGGGTGTATGTTGCTCAGTCTCAGCTTTGCATTTCTAAGTAGCGCGGTCTTTCTCTTCCTCGCCCTGTTGATGATGTACTCCTGCACACCAAGCTTGGAGTTCAGTATAGCGTACTCAATGTATGCGTAGATGTAATCCTCAAACATTTTGTTTACGGTAATCAGGGAGTTGTCACCTCCCTCCATTCCGTCTGACACGTACTCAAGGATGCACAACTCACCCGACATTCCCGAACTGAAGTTTATCACGCCACCCTTCTTGTCAATGGTGAAGGTTGGATTAGAGTTGGCGGTCTCAGTGTTGAGTCCGAAACGGGCACCAATCTGATAGTCGAAGTACCATAGGCCATCGTAGTAGTAGCCCTCCAAACCATTGAATGGGCTTCCTTCATTAAGGTAGATGCTCCTCTTGCTCCCCTTAATCCTGTCCATGTCAATGTTTGAGTTCTCAGGACTCAGCGCATTGCCGTCTTGGTCAAAGAGGATGTTGGAATTGTTGTCTTGCAGGTAGGCGCGACTCCAATTGGTCTGAATGTTTTCAGTGAGCGGCCTGAGAATTTGGTCTTTGTAAAGAGAGATTCGAACCCAATTTACGTAGTCGTGCGGCAGCACAAAGCGAAGTTTGTCGGAGACATTGAGTTCCAAAATCTTTATCTCCTTGAACGCGTCGTAGTTCAACTCCTGAATACCCCTCTTGGCATGGAAGATTATCTTGAACCGCTCCTCGTTGTTCACGAGGCTATGGTTCCCCGAATACATGAGCATGAAGTTGTTGACTATGTCCTCCAAAGAAACATATTGGTACGAACCCCAATTCTTGTCTTCGGGCGCACTGCCTCCATTCTCATAGTATTGGTAATCAGTAATGTAGGCCATGCTCTATTATTTTTCGTCCATGTCTGACTTCTGCTCAGATTGAGTGGCAAACTGAACGGGTTGCATCTCCCTAATGGACATACCCGCATACTGCAAAATCTTCAGCACCAATGATGGCTCATCCTCAAGAGGGAGTTCAAAGTCTTGAAAGTCAGGCTGCGATTGGTCAAACGACGGCTCTCCCGCATTAAGGGAAATGTATGTCCACTTGGGTGCCTTGGGATACCTTATGTGCTGAGCGAACACCTGACCGTAGTCGGTAATCGATTCAGGCAGCGCAGTAAGAAACAGACCCTGCTCTGTATAAGCAGGGAAAATCAAACTCGGCTTGGTATTCATGCCCATGTTCAACAAGTTGACCTTGTCGTGCGTAAGCCTTTCAGAAATCTTGATACTGTCTGCGTCGTAAATTCTGTAGCCCTCATCAGCCTCTTCGGGAAAGATGTCCTCAGTCAGGCTCATCAAGGTTTCAGATGAAACATTGGCCACATAGGCAAAGTCTTCGGTGACGGTGTTTACAACAACATCGCCAACAGACACTCCCGAAGATTGAAACGCTCCCGACGTGTCCTGTAGGTTGTTGGCAATCCCTCCATTCCTGCCCTCTCCACTTGTAAGCAGAGATGTGTAGATAAGCACCTTGTTGATAAGGAAGTATGTCTCTCCTGTGCTGAGTTCACTCGGAAGGTAAAAGTTGTTGTTGTATGCAGGAATAGAAGTTACAGTCTTCTTCAGTGCCTTGGTGACCGAGAAAGTATCGATGACCTCAGCGTATGTTTTTGAAATGTTTGCGTAATCAGTTCCCGACTGACGAGCATTCTCCTTATTTAGCTGATAATTATACTGATAGAAGTAGTCCTCGAAGATGTCTAACTGCGCTTGTTTGGCAAACAGGTTGAAGTCTTGGGGCGAGATGTAACCATAGTTATTCTTATTCAGTATAGACAATACGGTATTTCTAACTGAATTTATCATCTGCAAACTCTTTGCTGCAAAGATAGATAAAAAAAAGAGGGGTCTATTTTTGAGACCCCCCTTGACAATTAAGCTAATCCCGCATTATAGCTGACCTTCAAGGAACTGAAGAACCTCTACACCATCGTCAGTTTTGAACCATTCGGACAAGTACTCGATGGGGTCTGCACCATACGGTATGGTGGTCATCCTCTTCTTATTCCCCTCAAGGTTGAAGTGAACGTCTTTTTTGTTGTTCCTGAAGCCCAACATCTTCATGTCGAAGAACTGCTGAACAGTGGCCATAAGCTTCACAGATGGGTCGGACAATGCCCTGAGAAATACTTGAGGGTTTCTTTTGGCAAAGACCAAGATATCGCGCCTGAGTTCTGCAGTTGAAACAAGGGTTACGTCCTTTTCAAACAGAACGCGCCCCATCATCTCAAGCTGCTCGATTGAAAGCTTCTTCGCTTCCACCATGGCATCAAGTTCAGCCACGAGAAAGTCAACCTCTTCCTGAGCATCTTTGGTGTTGTCCACCTCAGTAAACTTCTTTCCATTCATTGGGTGGTAGTGCAGAAACTCCTGCAAAACAGGATTTGTCCTTGGGACAGAGAGCATACCATCTTCAAAGATTACAGGCTCAAGGATTGCGTTTCCATCCTGCTCGTCCTCAAAGGGTGACTTTTGATTTCGGGCATAACGAAGAGGGCGGTTTTGTCCCACCTCTTCATCGAAGTAAAGCAATGGAGACCTGCGACTACTTGAGGTAGGCAGAATAAATGACAAAGGGGCACGGCCTCTTGTGAGTTTGTACACCCTGTCTTTCAGTTCGGAGTTTTTCATTTGATTCAAAATTAGAGCGTGTCTTCGAAGACACTTGTTACAAAAAAAAAGGGGAGGGTGACCCCCTCCCCATTAGCAATCGCTGATTAGGCTTCGAACAACACGAAGTTGTTTGCACCCATGACACAGACACAACGCTCAGAGAGGTAGTTGACCTCCATTGCATCAAGGTCGCTTGTGGCAGCACCACCCGCAGAACCTGTAATCCATGTCTTGTACCGACGGTCCTCAGTCTCAGAAGCACGGTAGCGAACGTGGAGGAAAGGACGCTTGGCGTTCATTCCCATCACTTGGTCGTACACTGAGGTAGAACCTGCAGGAACGAGCATACCGTTAATCCGTCCTGACCCTGCAGTAGTGGACAATCCACCGCGCATGGTTGGGTCATTCAGATACTTCCAATCCGTCTTGTAGAAGTCATATCCACGACGGAATCCTGTGAAGCCAAGGTTCAACGCCATGTCGGTGTCGTTGTCAAACAGACCGTAAGACACACCACCTGCGGCATTACTTGATTGGTCAGCCAACATATCATCGATGTCGAAGCCGAAGTCGCGGTCAACGAAAACTACGTTTTCCTCAATCGCTCCCTGCTTATCCAAACGAGTGATAATTGTATCCCAATCATCCAAATCGGTTGGGTTACCACCGCCCCAAACATTTCCTCGGTCGCTGATGGAGTAGAACACACCCTCAGTTCCTTTTTCCCCAAAGTTTGGATTCAAAGTACCGTTGACAACACCTGAATCTGCTTCAGCAGGAACTGCCTCAACCATGGAAGTCTCGATGTAATCGTCGAAACGAAGACGAGTCTCATGCTCGGACTTCATGTACCACAGATACCCGGAAGCACCGTTCTCAGTGGTCACCTCAATCCATCCAATCTGAGCCATGTCAGAACCTGAGACCTGATACTTGTCCTTGAGAATAATCGGAGAGTTCTCAAAGATGTAGTCGTCAGCCTCAAGGGCACCACTCATCCCTACAGTCCCTTTCTTGAACTCAGAGCCGTAGATGAAAATGGTCACGTCAGCGTTTCCAAAGCCCGTACCTGCAGTAACAAGTCCACCTGCTTCGTAGAAAGCAATCTCACACTGCTTGTTGGCCAAGTCAACAGAGGTAACAATTCCCTTGTTCTCACCTGAACCATCGTTCTGAGAAACAACAACCGTCTGTCCGGGACGCAAAGCGATACCGTTGGTTGCGTTGAATGGGGTCCCACCCGTAGTGTCAGTACCTGCGGGGACGGGAGCGTCATTCACTTGGAAAGTTGCACTGTCATCAGCCGCACTTCCATCGGTTCCAACCGAAGCGTACTTGACGTGCAGACGACCCTGCTCTGCCCACTTTACAAGGTCAGAGTTTGAGGGCAATTCAGCCCCTACCATGCGCAGGAAAGAACTTATCGTTCTGTTTCCGTAACGCTCAAATTCCTTCTCGTAAGTATCGGGAAGATACTGATTCAAGAAGTCGAAATTGGTGATGTAGTTGGTTGCCAACGGTACCTGCTGCGAGGACGGTTGAAGGTCAAACCCACCACCTGTAAATGCACCTGCCATCTTTTCTATTTTTTTTAGATGTGGTTAACTTTTCTTTGACTTAATCTTTAGGCCCCTGCCCTCTGAAGGGTTAAGAGACCTGAACTGCAAACCATCCTTACTCTTTGCTACTTCGGGTGCCCTCCGCTCAG